CTTCCTGCGTACGGCGCTGTTCGCTCATAATGCTGCCGAGGCCCTTCAGGTCTATGCCTTTCAGTCTGCTCAGTGCCAGCGTCAGACGATGAATCCGTAGAATCGTTTCATCCGTGATGCGGTCCATAGCCCCCGCAATATTCAATAGCTGTGCCGGAAGCATATTGCCGATGTTCTTTACCCCGCCGAGACTCCGCATCGCATCTCCGAACCGTGTAATTTTGCTGATCTGACCATCATTGATCTTGTCCGCAGCAACGGCAACGTCGGACACCGACTTCGCAAAGTTTTCGTTGATCTTGATGCCTTTCAGACTTTCAAAGGTCTTCATCGCGGCAGAGAGCTGACGCAACATACTGATTGCCTGAGAATTGACGCCCTTCATAGCCCCTGCCAGTGCGGAAATGGAATTGACCAGGCTTTCCGGAATAGGGTCCTTGCTTCCCTTGCCTGCCTTCTTCAGCTCGTTCAGCGCGTCAGCCCACTCTTTGAAGATCTTTGCGCCTTCGCCGGTCATACCGGACTTTTTAATATGAAATTCGAGGTTTTCAACGGTTGTAGCCGCCATGGTTCTCACCTCTCTGTATTTTGCTCTTGTCTCTGCTCCGCTGCCCGCTCACGCGCATGTTTCGCCTTGAAGCGATCTCCCACGGCGTTCAGTGCGGCGCGGAACTCCTTGATCATCTTCTGCTTGTCCGCCTCTTCCTTGGCCCGTTTTTCCTCTTCGGTCATGGGTGTGATCCGCCACGGTTCTTCCAGATAATGCACAGGCTGGCTTCCCTTTTCGGCAAAAGCGTTGGCCATGACGGTCGCAAACGCCTCATGCACGTAAGCTCCCTGAAGCCAAAGCATTTCGTTGTCTCTCTCTTTCTTCAGGCGGTTTGCTTCTTCCAGGTACTTCCACTGTGTATAGTCTCCGTGCCAGAACTCGTGATAGCTCATGCCCATTGCCATGAAATACGGACACAGACGGTCAAGCATGTCACCGACAGGAGTGTGAGAATCGTTTACGGAAGGTTCCCCCTCGGTTACCGGGTCACCTTCCAGCTCACGTTTCCCCCACGGTTCATCATCTCTTCCAGCGCCTCATTCAGCATCTCGCCGAGAATCGACGTGAGACCGTCCACCACGTTGCCGTCATCGTCCAGCACCGGCTCTTCGTCCTCTGCTGTCTTTGCCAGCTCCTTGTAAATCTCCTTGACCTTCTTCTTACTGATGGTCGGGTGGTTCGCAAAGAACGCGCCGTAGAAGAGAAGTTCCGTATTCGTGATGATCTTGTCGCCCATCTTGGTCAGCGAAAAGCCTTCCTCTTCCATGCGCTTGATGGACGCCGCCGTGAACTCCAGTTTGTAGTGTTTATTCTCGTAATCGAACTCAATCCGAGTCTTTTCGTTTTTCTGTGCCATGGTTTGTCTTAGCCTCCTTCAGACTGTTTTGCCTTTTCAATATAGAAGGGACGACGGCTTTTACCACCGCCGCCCCTGTTGATTCGGTTCGGTTTCCCCGATCAGGTGGACTTGCTCGCCCAGCCGGTCCAGTCATTCTCGATGATCTGGACCGTACCCTGAACAGCCTGCGCAGATTCCACATCGGGGAAGTTCATCTCACAGGGTTCGCCCCTGAAGAAGCAGCTCTGCGCGTCGCCGTCAAAGGTGACCTCAAACCACATTCCGAGGCTACTGGCCGAAGCGGTGGCAAACTCCGAAACGATCTTGCCCCAGTCTTCACGGGAAGTCGGGTTGACGTTCACGTTGAACGTGATGTTGCCGTCGTTGCTCATGAGGCCCCTGACAAAGCTGTGGCGTTTCTTCGCCGACAGCGGGGTCACATCATACTGTTCCCACTCTGCGCCGAGACCGGAAATTCCGGTCACAAAATCCGCGATGTTCAGCGTCGCGCCGCTTGCCTTGGCAGAATAGCCAGTGGTAGGCCGCACATGGGCTGTGGCTTCGACAGCATACTTGATGCCGATTCCAGCAGTAGAGATTTCTCCTGCCATATGTCAATCATCCTTTCTTTTTGGTATTCTTAGCTTCTCCTTCGGCCTTCTGTGCCTCTGCTTTCACTTCGACAGGAAGAGCCGCCTTGCAATGCGGGCAAATCGCTTCGCCCATGGTGTCTTTGCGACAATAAGGACAAATCATTTGATGCCCTCCTTACGATGTCGGCATTGCCTCGCCATCACCGCATATGCGGCGAAAACGGGCAGTCAGCCGGTTTTTTCCATCTTTTCCATCCTCGACGATATTCATTGCCGTCAGGACATAGCCAAGGCTGACAAACGCGCTTACCACCGTATCCATGATGGTGGTGCACTCCGTCATGCCTGTTTTGGCTTTGTTACTGAAGACCTGCGCCTCAAAGGTGCTGGTCCACACGCCCTGAGAACCACCGAGCGTAACCGCCTCGGAGTTGTGGAAGTATCCGATTTCCTGCATCATGACAGCCGGAGACTTGGCGGGTACTGCTGCAATCGTTCCGGTAACATACGCTTCTGCATAGACCGTCTTGACCGCGTTTCGGACGCTGGTATACACTGCATTTTTGCTGTATTTCATCCGAACACCCTCCTTGCAACTTCCTGCCACTGACTCATGATGGCGTCGTAGGCTTTCTGCATACCTGGCCGTTGCTTGATTTCCGTGTACTCACGACCGCCGAACACCCAAAACTGATAGTCAGTTGCCTGATACATGCCCTCGTTTTCATCGGAGTAAGAACCCCGTTCTACACGAAACGGCATTTCCTTCGCATACCGTGCATCGCTGTCTGTTGCTGCGCCAGCGCCGAATTCAAAGAAAACGATGGCTTCATGATTTGCCTCAATCACCCATTCGTCCTGACCGACCTGACGGGCCTCCACCCGGACATGACCGCCGTACTCCTGCTTTGCCGCCTCTGCACCGATTTTTGCGATCTCCTTCAGAAACTTCGGAAGATTCCTGTTGAACTTCTTCTCAATCTCTTTCAGGGTCTTCAGTGCCTCGTCAATGCTCTTCGGATCAAACGGGTCGATCTCAATTCGATGCTTACCCATGGCTTATCCCTCTCCGTCGTCCGGTCCCGGATCTGGATCAGGATCGGGGTCCGGATCTGGGTCCGGATCTGGTTCAGGACCAGGCTCTGGCTCAGGCGTTACCCCGGCACCCGTGATCTTTACTTCCTGCACGGCAATCAGAATACTGTTCAAGCTTCTGGCTATTCTTGCCACAACATAGTTGTGCGGGACTGGATTCTTATCTGCGTCTTCCGGATTCCGGCCAATCCAGATCGCGCTTTCCTCGGTAATCGGACAGTTCATGTCGCAGGTTGAAATGACCTTGCTGTACTGAACGTCCACACCGAACAGATCCGTCTCGGCGTTTCCGCGTGACGCGGAGATGTTCGCGTCCATCTGCACCGGCACTGCATAGACCGGTCCGATCTCACCGGTATAGTTCCCCTCACCGTCCGTCTGCTCTGTCTCTCCGGAATACAGCGCGTACCAGAAAGACTGCTGGTTCCTTTTCAGCCCTCTCATAGCAACACCCCGCAGTACGGTGTGATCTCTTGGTAGAGCTGTTTGGAAATCCAGGATGCGTCATACTCGCGGGTAATCCCGTTTTCGACGGATCTCGTCTGTCCTTCAGCGCCGATCTTGTTGTAAAGATCCATCGCCATCCGGAACTGAAGGTCGATATACCGGTCTTCCACATAGGTGTTCCCCTGATCGTCCTTCGGCCAATCGCCGTAAGGAAAGCGATAGGACAGAATCGCATTCTTTGCGGTCTCAATCAGGTCGTTCAGCAGAGTCTCGTTGGTCTCGCCAGTCCTCATTTTCAATCTCTCAAGAATCGTCATATCCTATCGCTCCCTTCTCGGCTTTATTCAGCCGGTTTCGATTTCCGGGTCCGGCGTTTCGGAGTTTCCTCCGTCACGACCTCGGTCTTCTCAGCGGTTTCGGAAGGGGCAGATGCTTCACGCTCATCCGCCCTTTCCGCTTCAAAGTGTCTGTGAAGCATCATACCCATTGTGTCGTCCTCCGATTATTCGCCGACCGACATCTTGATCATCTTGGTGGGATCAAGCAGGTACGGGGCGCACATCTTTGAGCCGACGATCACGGTGCTCTGGTTCAGAACGTCGCGGTCGGTCTCCACAAAGGTGTCGCGCTTCATGAACAGGGCGAGAGCGCCCGGTTTCACGATGTACAGGTTGCCGCTTGCGGTCAGGCGGTTCGACACGATGACCTGGCATCCGTAGGCCATGCCCACAGCGCCGCGAATCTTCACGTTCGCCGCGATCTCAGAAGCGGGAATCCAGTTGGACCCGACCAGCTTCGCGTAGAAGGCGGGAGGAACGAGCAGGGCCTTGGTGTCGTCGATCTGCTCACCGAACAGGGCCAGCGCTTCGGGGATATCCGCAGCGGCCAGAGCCGTGGTGGAATCGGAAGTCGCATAGTTCTGCGCGGTGGCGGTGTTGGCGGCCAGAGCGGCCAGCAGGGCGTTGTCAATCGCGTCCGCGATGGACAGGGTGATCTGCTTGGCGGACTCGCCGATCGGATCTCCGTAGCCCGACAACACGGCCTCGTCGGTGAGCTGGGTGGCGATACCGTACTTCACGATGGTCACCGCAGTGGTGTGCTGGGTGAGCTGCTTGATGTCGATGTCATAGCCCTCAGAGACCTGGCTGG